AAGCAACGACAGAACCAAAGACGGAAATCAAAGCAGAATCCATACCCGATACCGAGCATGACCAGAAGAAAGATTATTCTTTCATGCGCTTCCCCGAATCAACTCGGCGAGAGCGTGAGGAGTACGGACACTACAACAGCAACCCCAACTATTGAACGAAGGGAACAACCAACCAATGAATGAACAGATGATTGTAAAGAATGATCAAGGGTTAGGCCACTCCAACGGAGTGCTTAACTATATGCGACAGGCTACGGATGTAGCCAGCGTATGCAGGGAGATCGTAAATGCGACCGCACAACAGATCGGGGTAAAGCGATATGTCCGAGTCGAGGGATGGCAAGCCATCGCAGTAGCTCACGGGTGCGTAGCCTCAGCCCGAGATGTTGAGCGTGTTGAAGATGGCTATCGGTGTATCGGTGAAGTCAAGCGGATGGATACAGGACAAGTGATTTCCCAAGCCGAGGGGTTCTTGGGGGATGACGAAGAGATGTGGAGCAAGCGCCCGGTCTACTCACGGCGTGCCATGGTTCAAACACGAAGTATTAGTCGGGCTTGTCGGTCTGCATTCGCACATGTGGTCGTGCTAATCGACCGAAATTTGAGTACGACCCCGGCTGAGGAAGTTCCTCACGGCGGGTTCGACAACGAACCGCTGAACACCCACAAGAACGAAGCACCTCCCGCCAAGATTACAAAGGCAGAGGTGGCCGAGATCACGGCTCAACTTGTAAGCGAGCAATCGCCCACGACAGAGAAGCGGGATATGGTGTTGAAGTTTGGCAAGCACAAGGGTTCTAGCCTCCGAGAGATTGGCCAACTCCCAAGTGGGAAGGGGCTGGACTACTTGGATTGGCTGGCCAAGCAAGAACTGAAACCCGCCGCAGACGGGAAGCCATACGCAAATGATCTGCTACGGAATGAAATCATTGCTGAGATACTAGCCGAAGAAGACAAAAAAGATGCAATTCCATTCTAGTATTCCAAAGACGCTATCAATAGGGGCAACTATCCTCCCCGACCTTTCCGCAATTCTGCGGGAAGGGCTGAGGATGGCAGAGGCCAATGAGCGGAGTCGATGTGCCGAGTTGGTTCAACAGATAGCCGACAGCACAGAAGACCAAGTGATAAAGGACACGCTTAACGATATCGTGCTGGCCATAAGGAGGCTACCCGCAAATGTCGATTGATGTTCAGATTCCGAAGGTGAAGTGGACGATGCTTCAATGGCACACAACAAAAGAAAGACCAGACAACTATGCGAAAATCTTATTGGATCGAGACGGCGAAATATTGGGAGGCCGGTATATTGAACCGAACTATTATATCGGGGATTGGCAAGTCGCTACTAAAATTATTCAATGGGCGGCGTGGCCGACCTCACCCAAATGATAAGTTTCCTTTTATCCACTCTGAGGCTGTTGGTAGAAGTTGGAATGGCACTCGCCTTTTTATTCGGCGTTTTTCTTGGGGCGATGTTTCTGCTCGGACTATTGTGGGATGCGATAAGAAAGTGGTGGAACGATGAGCGTTAAACGATTGGCCTTAGTGGGCGACCTCCACAAAAACCTAGCAAGCCGAATGAAGGAACTATTCGCAAGCCTAACCCCCGCACAACGAGAGGCTTTCAAAGATGTTCGCACGCACCTCGACTACTCCCACAAGGTAACAAAGGAACTCCTAGCAAGAGCCAAAGCGTATCGGGAGCGGGACAAGGAGAAGCGCAAATGAAGAGAGACAACTTCTGGTTTGCCTTTGAGCCTAACCGATGGCTATCGAATGAAAAGTTGGCCTTAGTGAGTCTTGGTGCGAAAGGGCTATGGATTCACCTACTATGCCTAATGTACAAAGCCGAGGCCGAGGGCAAGCTTACCATCAACGGAAACCCACCCACCTCGGAACAGATAAGCAGAATGATTGGAGAAGATGCAAGGCCGCTACTCAAAGAGCTTGAGGTTGCAGGGGTTTATGAGCTGAAAGATGGGGCGATATATCACAAAGGAGTAGCTACTGGCCTAGCCAAAATGAAGGATAGATCGGACGGCTATGCTCGAAGGATGACCTCAAGATGCTCCCAAGATGCTCCCAAGATGAACCATCTTGAGCCTCAAGATGACCCATCTATCGTATATAATAACAATTACAATAACAATAAGAGTAAGAGAGAGGCAAAGAAAGAGGGCTTGCGCCCCACTCGCTCTGATTGGTCTGCATATGCAAAGGAGATCGGGTGGGGGACAACTGATGCAGAGTCGGCTTTTGATTACTACGAATCGAACGGATGGAGGATTGGGGGCAAGACCCCCGTGAAGGATTGGAGAGCTTGCGCCAGAAATTGTCAGAGACGGAATCAAACCACAACCAAGAAAGGGAATCAGCCAATGAATGATAACCATCGGAATAGTTGCTACTCGCCCCCCACCTATAAAGTCATGGGCTTTGCTCGGAGAGAAGATTGGGTGAAGGCAGGTTGCCCATGAGCCTTGATAACCTAGTTCTATCGGCGGCAAGCGAGCGCATTAAGCTATTAGAGGACAGGATGGAGAGGCAAGATCAGCAGATAAGCCACATAGCAATGATGATCTCCAAGGTTAAGGAGGACAGCCAGATTGATAAAATAGCCTCTATAATAGATAGTATTCGACTCACAGTACCCATTAAAACGATTGCAGAGCATATCCAAGGGGGTAGTAGCCCTATTGAAATTCCCAAGGAGCTATTGCCTACCGCTGGAAAGTGCAGGGCAAGAGGCAACCGAACCTTTGGGGTTGTTAATAAAAGATGGGCATTATGGAAGGTGCAATTCGAAGCCGGAATGACTCCGTTGCAAATAGCAAGGGCTTGGGGTTGCGACAGAAGCTCTGTTTTGTATGCAAGGAAGAACAGATTTGTTACAAGAGCAAGCAACGGAAGGAAGCTGGTAGAGTTTCCCAAATGCAGACACTCAGCCATGCGAGTAAAGAGGAGGAACATCAAATGATATTACTTGCCGAGCAATACGAGCTACCCTTCACCCGAACCACGCACCCAAAGCAGAGTGACGGCCACGACCAGAACGCCAGAATCTTAGCCCACCTAAAGACAGGGCGAGCGATCACGGCTCTCGATGCCTTGGAATGGTTCAGGTGCTTCAGATTGGCAAGCCGCATATGCGATCTGAAAAAGATGGGGCATCCAATCTACAAGCGCACGATCAAGACCAACAGCGGAAAAAGCGTTGCGGAGTATTATTTGTGAAGTTATGCGGCGATAGCTCAATAGCAGAGCTTCCCCTATTCCAAGGGGAGGATGGCGGTGCGATTCCGACCTCGCCGCTCCAACTTTTGCTTCGTCCTGTTCGGCACGATACTGCATTTAATTGTTATTATAAGTGGCACTATCTTGGAGGCAATGGATTTCTTGCGTCGTTTAATTTCGGAGCATATTTTAATGGAGAAATACTTGGAGCAATATCTTATGGAATACCAAACGCAAGAAACATAAAAGGAATATACAGCGAAAAAACACAATCAGAATTCTTTGAACTTACAAGGCTTGCCCTATCCGAACTATGCCCAAAATTTTCAGAAAGCCGAGTTATTTCTGTTTCGATGAAGATGCTAAAGAAATTGAATCCTTCCTTGCGTGGAGTAATTACATACGCCGACACAAAGCAGAACCATACCGGAACAATATATAAAGCAAGTAATTTCACATATATTGGTCTTACGGCACAAAAGACAGACCTGTTTGTTGATGGCAAAAAGGTTGGTAAGTTAAAGGGGGTTAAGTATAGCGAAATAAAAGGAGAGTGGAGAAAGAGATCGAGAAAACATTTATTCGTTAAGTACTTTAAAGGAAGCAACCCAAGCGATAGACCCCCGCTGAACAACCAAAAGATAGCACTTGCCTTAACAAATCCTCAACATAGAACCAACAACAGATGAGCGAACCCTTCATATCCTCGGCGGCCAAGGCCAAGGCGATTATCAATGAGCGATACACGGCTGGCGATATTGAGAACCTAATGGCAACGACCAAGAGGCAAGACAAGATCGAGCTATTGCGAGACGCTATAAAGACGCTGATCACGAATGGCATACCGACCCGGACTATCGCCGAGACACTAAACAAAAGCCAAGGGGCGATTCAATACCACGCTCGTTACCTAAGCGAAAACGGTGAGATAAAGAAGCCAAAGCGAACAAGCCAATGGCGGGATGCGATAAAATGAAGAAGCCGTGGTATCTTGAGAAGCCAAAGAAGGTGAAGACCAAAAGACTCCATCGTGGGTTTGGAGCGTTGGCAGAAGCATACAAAGAGCGCAAGCGCAAGGACTGGACGGATGGAATCATCAGATTGGCGGCCTTAGTAAAATGAAAACAGACGGACAAGACCCAGCCGACTCCATTCGGGCAAGCTACACCCCCGACATGGCCGAG